CGCATCGGTGCCGAGCCTGCCGCGCTGCAGGCCGGACAGCCGGTACTGCCCCGCGCCGATCAGCGTCGCCGTCTTGAACTGGATGATCTCGTCGCCGACCAGGCAGCCGTTGGCGCCGTTCCAGATCTCGGCGGCCGTCACGGTCTCGAGCTCGTCGTCGGGGTTCAGCAGCTCGACGTCGAGCGTGTTGCCGAGGTCCTCGGTCAGCCAGGGCCCATCGGCCAGCGTGGTCTGGCATTCGCCGATGACGGCCGCGAGATTCTGATACGCGATCTCGCTGAAGTTCGTGTCGTCGGAGCTGCGCAGCACCGCCGCGCTGCGCCAGGCGGCCGGGCCGCCGACGGCGAAATAGAAGCCGGCGTCGTCGTCCTGCGCGGTCAGCATCGGCAGATCGAGGAGATGCAGCGTCGTCTCGACCACGGCCGGGATGGTCTGCGTCGGCACCGAAGGCGCCGGGGCCGTTGCCGTGTAGGGCAGCCAGGTGCCGGCGATCTCCTCCGTCGCGGAGACCTCTACCAACCCGTTCGCGCCGTTGGTCACCTTGGTCAACGTGAAGCGCCGCGTCGCGCCGTCGAGCTCGACGTAGATGGATTCGCCCGGCACGACCTGCGCGAAGCTCGGCGGCAGGAAGAGGCTGTCGGCGGTGTTCTGGGTGGCGATCAGGTCGGCGTGGATCTGCTCCGCGCGGGCCTGCGCCAGATCCGGCGTCAGCACGGCAGAGAGCGAATAGCTGTCCGTGCCTTCGCCAACCCCTTCGTCGCGGCGGCTGATGACCGTGCTGGTCTGGTAGTCCCGCGTCGCGTCCAGGAAGGTCAGGCTAATCTCGCGCGGGATGCTGGATGTCGGCGCGCGCGCCGGGCTGCGCGTCGGACGCCCGGTCGGCGCCGGCCCCCAGGCTGGTCGCGTCGATGCCGCCCGAAGCGCCGACGCCGCGGGGCTTCACCGTCAGGCCGCCGGGCAGCGACGCGCCGACCAGGCCGTAGGCCGCGGACAGTTCCTCGATGGCAGCGCGGGCCGAGGTCTGGCGCGCAACGACGAAGCCCGGCAGGGCGGCGGTGACGCTGGCGGCGTCCAGAGTGGTCACGGCGGCACGGCGGGCGATGGCGTCTAGCGCGCCCGCAACGTTCTGCCCGCCCGGCTCCCACTCGATCTCAAGGCGCGGCATGCGGTTGCCGAAATTCGCCAACTGCAAGTTTTCGATGACGATGTAGGCGTAGCCCCGGTAGGCTGGCTGGTTCGCGGCGCCGTTGATCGCGGCCAGCAGCGGGTCCGCCGTCTGCGTTTCCGTGCCGAGGTAGACCCGCACCGCATCGGCAAGGGCCTGCGCCGGGGATTGCGTGCTGTCGTACCAGAGCTTGCCGTCGCCATAGATCCGCGTGACGCCGGCGATCTCGCCTTCCGCGATCAGGATGGCAGCCGAGATGGAGTAGCTGAACGTCGTGCTGGTCTGCTTCTTTGACCCACCCTTGCCGCTCTTTACCTTGGTGGTGTTCGGCGTTTCAAGAAGGTCCGTGTTGTCGATGACCACCACGCCGGACCGGACCCGGTCGCCGTAACCAATGGCGATCGGGCTGCCATAGGCCGCCGAGGTGACCTTGAGGTCTTCGATGCGCGGCCCGATGATCGGCTTCGGCTTGCTGGCGAACAACTGGCTGTCGATGTACGCGCCGGCCATGGCGCCGAGGCCGCGGCCGACCGCCGCGCCGAAGGGGCCGCCGACTGCGCTACCGACCACGCCGCCGACAACGGAAAGGGCCAGCGTCGCCATCAGCCTGCCACCCCCGGCAAGCGGTAGAAGCACGGGCCGAGGTCATCGCGCACGATCCGGCCCTCCCATTCCTGATCCATCAGGTGCTCCACCACGCGCCGCACGCCGGCCCAGGCGTGGACCAGCGACCAGCCGTCCGGCAGCGCGCCGACGAAGCCGACGTGCTGCGGGTGCCTTGTCCAGCGCATCAGGGCGATGGCGCCGAGCTCCGGCGCGACGATGCGCAGACACTGGCTTTCGATGTGCCGCTGCAGGGCTACGCCGTCCGGCAGGCGGCCATAGCCGGGCGGGTGGTCGGTGACCGGCAGCCCCAGGGCCTGCGCCGCGCAGACGATTAGCCCGCCGCAGTCCACCCCGACGCCATGCAGCCGCGCCTGGTGGCGCCAGGGCGTGTTCAGCCAGCGCCGCGCTTCGGCGACGACATCGGCGCCCGTCATCGCGCGTCCGGATAGCGGCCCGCGCTGTCCTCGCCCTTCACGTGCGGGAAGCCGCGGAAGTTGACCACGTTGCTGAACTTGTCGCGGCAGGTCTCCAACCGCTTGTCGCAGCCGGCGACGATGTCGAAGCCGTCGCCCACGGTCGGGATCGCGAACAGCGGCTCCCAAAGCGTGATGACGCCGCCGCTGGCATGGCTGCGGATGCGCCGCACCGCGCCGTCGTTCGGGCCGCTGGTGAAGGTCACCGTGCCGCCGGTCGCCCAGCCTGCAGCCTCCGTGAAGCCGCTGGCGGTGAACTGCGCGCGCGACGCCACGCTGGTGATCGTCTTCGATTGCGTCCAGGATGCGAGGTTCACGCCGCAGCGGCTGTCGCCCAGCTTCGCGTTGCAGCCAGGCGTCACCGTGCGGACGATCTGCTGATCCAGGCGCGCTGACGGCGTGACCGCCTCGGCTTCGAACCGCACCGGGCCGGAGGAGACAGCGCCGATCCAGCCGGCCGTGAGCGCCTCGGCGCCGCCCGCCGGATCGCTCCAGTCCACCCGGAACACCTCGACATAGGCTTCGTCGTACAGCCCATTCATCAGCTCTGTCGGCGTGATCTCGTCGTTGTCGATCAGGCCGGACACCTCGACCTGGCCGGCGGACAGCGTGCGCACCTGCTCGCTGGCCGAGGCCTCGAACGGGGCGGCGGCCAGGTAGACCTCCCCGCCCCAGGTCACGTCCACATCCAGCGCGGCGAAGCGCATCACCACGCCGTCGGTGCGCCGCAGCCGCCACAGCAGGCAGGCGGTGGACTGGGTGAGGCCGCCGACGCTGTCGAGGTAAAGCACCTCCCCCGCCACCTGGGTCAGCCGGGCGGAGGTGGGGAAGTCGTACAGCACCTCGGCCAGCGACTGGGTGATCAGCCCCGTCGTGGCGTCGTTGTAGAGAACCTCGGCCAGGGTTTGCGTGGCGCGCGATTCGCCCGCGCCGCCGCTGTCGGCGACCTCGACAAGGTCCTGGGTGATGCGCCCGGTGCCGGACATGGATCAGGTCACCCGGCGCACGCCGGCCGTCATGGCGTTGACCGTCGTCGGCGTCCAGGCGGCGCCGATGTTCGGGTCGTTCTCAAACAGGTCGGTGTAGAAGGTGTAGGCGGTGTCGAGCGCGCGGGTCGTGCCCAGGCCGTCCGTGCCGCCCGACCGCACCAGGCCGCGCAGCTCCACCAGGGCGGCGTCTTCCTTGCGGGCGCGGTACAGGGTGCGCACGCCGCGGATTAGGCTGGCCTCGGCGGGCAGGTCGCTCATCGTGTAGCGGTCGGTCAGCGGCAGGCCGCTGGCGGGGGCGCTGACGTAGTCGGTGTCGTCGTTCGGCGTCGTCTCGTCCACGCACTGCCAGTTGGCGCCGGAGGACGGGGTCATCGCGACCGAATCATTCGCGGTCGGCCGGAGCGCCGCGACGCGGACGGGGCCGAGGAAGTCGTTGTTCGCGCTGCCCGACCCGTCGCAGACGTAGACGTCGTCGATGAAGAAGTCGTTCACCAGCGACCCGGTCGCCTTGTTGCTGATGAAGGCGTTGACGACGTCGGCGCCATTCTCGAGCGTCTGCACGGAGGACTGCGAGACGACCAGGGCGCCGTTTCTCTTAAGGGACCACGACCCGGTCGCGGTGGCGGCCAGCACCACCTTCAGCTCGTAGTGCATCCAGGTCGACAGCGGCTCCGATTCGCTGTTGGTCCACAGCAGCGTGCCGCTGCCGGCCGTGCCGTTCTCGCCGGCGCCGCCGGTCGGGCCGCCGCGGAAGACCTGCAGCTGGCCGACTGAATCGGTGGTCAGGTACAGCGCCGTGCGCGACGTGCTGGACGACCACAGCCGGATCATCATGTTGGCGTTGTTGTTGTTCTGGCGGTAGGCGCCGACCCCCGCGATGATCGTGGTGCCGCTGGCGGTGAAGAGACGGCGGAACATGGTGTCGGCGGTCACCTGATAGGCCCGGGCGCCGCTGCGCACGATAGACGTGCTGATGCTGCCGGCGCCCGCGGTGTTGGCCTGCTGGCCCATCTGGCCGGAGCTGGCGTAGGCCTCGAACCCCTCGAAGTGCAGCAGGGCCATCGGTTCAGATCCTGATCTCAATGAGGTCGATGGAGGACGCGGTGAGGATCTCCGGCTCGATGTGCTCGGCGTCGAGCTGGTCGGCGTTGAACCGGACCGGCACGTCGAACTCGAACCCGGCGGTGATGGCGGCAGCGATCCCCGGCAAGGCCGGCCCGACGCCGGTGAAGGTGACGATTCCGGTGGCGACGTCGACCGACCAGGGGAACGTCCAGCCCGGCGAGGTCTGCGCGACGCCATCCACGCCGATGCGCACGCTGCCGGCGACCGGCTTGGTGATGCGGCGCGTCAGCGGCGCCACATCGTCGGCGTAGGTCTTCAGCAGCTGGTGCGGGCCGGGGCCGGTGCCGATCGCCTGGTCGAAGGCCGTGACGGCTAGGCCGGGCAGCGCGGCGCTGCTGTAGTCGGCGAAGTCCTTGAAGCGGAAGCCGCGCTGCCGGCCGCGGCGGGCCAGGAAGAAGCCGCGGACCTGGGCGAAGTCGGCCAGGCTGCGGATGCCGGCGGCGACGTTCCACTGGTGCAGGGGATAGACCCACAGCTGGTTGCGCTGCTCGGCCCCGGAGGAGACGGCGACCACGTTGGTGTTCCATCGCGGCCCGCCGCGCGCGCCGAGGCCGACCACGACGGGGAAGCGGGTTTCATCGAAGGGGATCGTCATCGGCGCATGCCCCGCTGCGCGGCGGCGGCCAGCTGACCGCCGATCTGCGTCGCGTTCGCGCCGAACTCCCGGGCGCTGCCGGAATACTGGAAGTTGACCACGACGGTGTCGCCGCCACCGCCGCCGCGCCCGCCGCCGCCGCGGCGTTCGGCCGCGCGGAGCTCGTGGTTCGGGATGATGCGGCCGTCGGTGTCGGGGATGAACAGCTCCCGGCCCCGCTCGCCGACCTGGTAGATCTGGCCGGCATAGGCGGGGCCGCCGGCGGCAAGGCCGGGCGGGGCGCCGGCGCCGCCGAAGCCGAGGAGCTTGGCCAGGCCCTCGAACGTCACGCCGGCGCCACCTCCGCCGCTCGCGCCGTTGATCAGGCTGCCGAGGGCGTTGGACAGCGGCTGCGACACCGTGTTGCGGATGACGAGCTTCGAGATGTCCTGCACCACCGCGCGCAGCACGTCGCGCAGCTTCTCCCCGTTGATGATCGCGTCCTCGAAGGCCGAGGACGCGATCTCGCCGAAGCCCTGCCATTCGTTGGCGGCGTTCCGGCCGCCCTCGGCGACCTGCCGGGATGCGCGGTTGAACGTCTCCTGGTCGATCGAGCCCTGCTTCAGGAGCTCGTTAAGCTCCTTCAGGCGGATCGCGCGCCGCTCCTCCTCCGTGCGGACGGATTCGGTGACGCGCAGCCCCTCCTC